CTATTTGTCAGTCTCCTTTGTTTCTTCCTTTTTCTTTCTTCCTCTCCGACCGGGCTTTTCCGCACTTGCTGATTCTGTTTTCTTTGTATCAGCCTTAGCTTTTACAGATTTTTCAGTAGTTTTATCGTTGGAAGTTCTCGGACCGGTCTTTGTTTTTGCCGTTTTTTCTTCCTTAGTCGTATTTGTCTTCTCTCCCGCCTTAGTTTTATCGGTTTTTTCCGCAGTCTTCGTCCGTCTAGACTTTGTTTCCGGCTTTTCTTCTCCTGTCTTAGCCTTTACAGACTTCCTTACCGGCTTTTCTTTTGTAGCTTTGAGATCGGTTTTACTTTCTACAGACTTATCAGCATCCTTAACCTTTGCTTTCTTTTCTGGAGTCTGGTTCTGCTTTTTCTCTTCTTTCGTCGAAGCTTTAGCAGAATCCTCAGCAGATTTTTCAACATGTTTTTCTTGAGAGGCTTTTGTTCCTGTTTTTCTGGCGGATTTCTTTTCCTTTACCACTTTATCAGACTTTCCGCTTTTCTCCTTTGTTTCCACCTTCTCTTGCTTTTCCGGCTTTTGTTCCTTGATGGACTTGGACTCTTCCTTAGAAGCATCCTTTCCATGTTCTTTAGAATTGTCCTTTGCTTCTGTTTTAGCATAGTCCTTTGCTACTGTTTTAGCATTGTCCTTTGCTTCTACTTTAGCACTATCCTGCGACACTGCTTTAGTATTGTCCTGGCTCGATTCCTGATTGGAATTTTGTCCGGAAGCCTGTGTTCCGTTATCCTTCTTTCCGTTAGAACGCCTTCTTCTACGATTATGGTGTCTTTGCCGTTCCCTTTGCTCCGTAGAGCGACTTTCTGTTACAGCGCCGGCATCCTCCTGCACCGCTCCATCTTTTCCGGCATCGGAAGACTTTTTCTCTTCCGTTTTTTTAGACTCTTCCGCCCCGGTTTCGGAAATGCTGTCTTCCGCTACTTCCTCTACATCCACACGCTTCATCCTTTTTAAAACCGGATCATAAATATACTGGATTTGATTAGATGGTCTTCCGGCATTTGCTTTCTTTTCCGTCTTGAGATAAATACGATTCACGGTTTCAATCGAACTCCTGGAGGAATCCTCATGCTTCACTTCTTCCGACTGGATATTATCTGCGGGTTTAGCTTCCTCCTGAGAATCCGGATTTTCTCTTTCATTAGCAGCAACAGTTTCTTCTGTAGCTCTATCGGAAGATAGCTCTTTCTCAAAGCTTTCAGCATGTTCCTCATCCGGAAAAAGCTTTTCTTCCTTGATGTTTGCAGAGTAATCCACAGAAAAATGTTCTCCGTCATTTTCCTCCTCCACCAAAGAAGCATAGCTTACATCTTCCTTTGCTAAAGGATTCGGCAAGAGCTCTACCGGCTCCAAATGGCTGTTCACATCCAGAAATTGATTTTTTCTTCTTCTATAATTGTTTCTGTAGCTTAATGTCGGTCTGGTAGGAACATTGTTGGTGGTTTCAAAGGCATCAATAAGCTGTACCTTTTGGTTTCTCTCCTTGGCTCTTCTGATTCTTTCATCGTCATTGGCCACAGAATGAAGAAAACACTCTTCAATGGTCTCTCCCAAAAGAATTTCTGCACCTCTTAAGCTATGCCAAAAGTCTCGAACCGCTGCATAACCCTTGTCCTTGGAAACAATGCAAATCTTTTCTCCCGTATCCAAAAACATTCCCGTTGTAGAAGCAATGTACATATCCAAAGCATTGCTGTGTTGTTTTAAAAGCTTCACCATTCTTACATGGACAGCTTTTTCCTTTAAATCCTCTACTACGCCCTTCTGTAAAGCAGAATTCTCATCACTGTAGTACACCACCAAGGTATCCTGCTCTGTCAGATAATGATACCCCTCAAAGCCGCTGGCATGGGTATTTTCAAAATCTACTAAAAAAATCACAACTTATTCTCCTTTTTTACATAAAGTCATCGTTATGATTATCCTGGGATAAAAAGCCGAAGAATTCTCCTTCATCCAATTTTCGGAGTATAAACTTAGCTTCCTCCAAAGGACAAGGCAATGCATCTTCCTTACAATATAGAACTTCAGAAATCATCATTACGGTTTCCGCATTTTCCTGCTTCAGACTGGGAACCAACACAAAATCTCCCACGGAAATATTGTCCTCTAAGCTCCGAAAATAACTAGGCTTTCCATTCGGTTCGGATAAACAGCTTAGAAAAATATGTTCTCCTTCTTTCACACCATGCCGGTACAGTCTTGGATCAAAAAGAGAACCGAATACACCGTAGTAGGACAGAGTCTTATGAAAGTCCTCCAACAAGTCTTCCCAGTCATCCGGAAGACCATAGCGATCATAGGACCTTTTCACTTGAAAATATCGACCATCCCGATATTGAATTGTAATCTCTAAAAGAGCCGAACTCTCTTCCCCGATGCTTCCCGCACTCTGATCATAATGTTGAAAATAACGTTCTATATTGCCCAAAAGATAATCCACGATTTTGGGTATAAAGTACTCATGCTTTACCGAAGGAAGCTTATTCATGTTCTGCAGGTAAACAAGGCTTTGACTTTCTCTGGAAAGAAGCAGAGTCTCTTCAAAGAAGACGTCCTCTCTTTCTTCTTTCCGGGTCAAAGGATTCCAGCTTACATTCTCCCTTTCCTCTTCCACGCGTAAGGAAAAACGCATAATTTGATGAGAATTCGCGTTATTCACCTCAGCCGTCAGTCTGTTTAAAGAAGCAATAAAATGGTTCCAACTTCCCGGAACACTGTTAATCCCTTGATACTCTTTCGCCTCTTGATTCTCTTCTTTATACAATAAAAACCAACGGAAGGAAAATGCAGGAATGCCTCCTTTTTTTTCCTGAAAATAGCTTCGCTTCCACTTCGGTATGGCACACTCATCTAAAGAGTTTAAGAAGCTTTCCGAAGATTCTTTGGGCACATTCAAGACAAGAGCCGGACCTTCATCTTCTACAGGCGCATCATAGGCATACTTAATCCGACCATTCTTCATCCAAATGTTCAATGAGCTTTCCCCTACACCCAGTCCATCCAGCTTTAAATTCAAGTACTCCAGCATGAAGCCTCTCCTTTCTCTTTAGTTAGCTTCATTATAGCGTATCGTTTCGAAAAATACAGCAAAGTTCTAAAAAATAATGCTTGATTTTCAAAAAAGCTAATGGTATACTTGCACAGTTGACTGAGACGAGGTGTGATAATGGTAGTCGGCCAGCCTGGAAAGTTGGTGCCCGTTCTGCGGGTTGTGGGTTCAAGTCCCATCCTCGTCGCTAAGATAAAAAGCTAGGATTTATGCGAATAACGGCATAAAACCTAGCTTTTTTCTTGCTTTTTATTACTTTTTAGTAATCTCTATGCACCGAAAAAGGAAGCCATTTTACCTGTTTTTCGGATAAATTTGGTCATGAATTGGTCACGGCTTCTACTGCACTACTTCTACATCTGAATTTCTTCCTATTAATAAGGATTTCACGGGATCATATACTCCATCTGCGCCCACAAAGTCAAAGCCTTGTCCTTTCGCTCTTTTGACTTTTGCGCTTGTTGCCATAGCTCCGGTATCGGTCAGATAATACCACTTGCCCTTGTCCTGCAGCCATTGCCCGGATAGCATACCGCCATCTTCTCCAAGGTAGTACCAATCATCAGCAGACTTAAACCATCCTTTAATCATTCTTCCGGAATCATCGAATGCATACCAACGGCCGTTGATATAGCTCCATTGTCCTTTTACAGGAACTCCGGATTCGTCATAGTAGAACCAAGATTCTCCTTCCTGCTTCCATCCGGTGAATAGATTCTTTTGATGTTGGCTACAAGCTGTGTATGCCACCCAAGAAACGAAGATTTGACACCAATACACGCCATTCATGCCGTACCACTCGCTATACTTCGTGTAGTTGTTCATGCCTGCGTTTCCAAGCTTGCTTCCAAGGTCTCTATTGCTTCCTTTTTCAAGGTAGCCGACCTCCAACATGGCGGCATTGATAAAATCGTCCACAGTACAAGTTTCTGCACCGAAGAAAGGCCTTCCGAAGCCGTCAATGCTTCTTTCCTGTCCAGGGAAGAATGTATAGGTCTTGATAGCTACAGCTCCGCCGTTTCTTACTACTCCCGGAGCAGAGGAAGTGTTTCCTTCTACGGTCTTAATGATATACTGGCCATTCTTTAGTTTCGTTACCTCAATTACAATTCCTACATGGGCGACTCTCTTTTTCACGCTACTATAAAAGTAGACTATATCTCCACGCATGGGAGTTTGAAAGTATCTCTTATGCTTTACGAAGTATCCTTTGCCGTCTACTGTAAAGGAAGTGTATCCTCCGCCTAAAAGCTTTTTACCTTTTTGATAAGCCATTTTTACCTCCTATTCTGATTTTGAGAAAAGTTTTTCAAAAAGTTTCTCAACGCTTCTCAACTTTTCTCAACTCTCCAATAAAAAAAGGGGAGAACTATGTCTCCCCCAAGCATTTACTTCTTAAGTCCTACTCCTGGACCTGTGAAATTATCCGGATTCGGTGTTACTCCGGGTCCATGCTTCACATCGTCCTCACCTTTGCCACGGCCATAGCCTACAGGATGAGCAGAGTTATCCGCTTTGTTGTCCTTTACAGGCACATCCTGTCTCTTAGCATCTTCGTCAATGCCTTCGTAACGCTCGAATGGTCCATTCTTTCTCATGTTTCTTTTCTCTCTTTCTTTAAATAAATGAAATGTTTATATTGCTATTCAAATTGGAAAACAGGCTTGCTTCCGCAAACTTGTTTTTGCTTCTCTAATTTAATTATTTGCCGGAAAGCTGTTTCCCAATCTGATTTGCGCCTGTAGAGGCTAGCCCGGATACAATCCCCACGGCCACGGCACTCAAAATATCCTTTGCAGGAAAGTCTGCCATAGTATGAAGGCCGACTACGCCAAGGACTGCTCCAACAAGTCCGCAAATAACCGGGATAAACTTGTTATCCAGTTTTTCCCATGCTTTGCATCCCATACCGATAAGGTAAGTGATAACTGTGATTGCTACTACGCTTGTGATTCCAAAATCCATTTTGTTTTCCTCTCTTTCTTATTTATAAAAATAAAAATAGCGTGGGGACAAACCCTACGCTATCTTGATACCTTTAGGAGCGACTCCTATAAGCCACAATATTCTTTTATGCCTCTTTGCAGCACAGCGGAGAAATTCACATTCCGCTCTTCCGCTATGTCATTTAGCCACTTCGGAATGGTTAGTGTCTTCTTCACGGCTTGATTACTAACCTTATCCCTAATTAAGTCCGGCCAAGCTTCAATAAAATAAACATTCTTCGAAGAATCCTCCGGAACCGTGGCACTAGGCAAGTCTTTCCCATGCTTTAAATAGGAAAAAAGTAACGCTCCAAGTAAATCTCTTGCATTTGTAATTGCTTCTTCCAGACTATCTCCATCAGTAAACCCTTCCGGAAAGTCGGTAAACTGCACCTGATAACCCTCGTCATCTTGCGAGATCTCACAAGGGTAGAAAACCTTTTGCATATACGCCCTCCTTTAGTAGTAGCCGGGGCTAAAATTTCAGCCCCGTTATCCTTTCGATACTCGACAATGTTCCGTTCTTCATTACCTTCTTGTCACATTTGACAGGACACATTTTCCCATCTTTGTAATAGATTTCATGAGAACCAGTAGTATGGTCTAAAACCCAACCATTCTTTTTCAATGTCTTAGCTACTTCTCTGTAAGGTATATTCTTTGACATGTCATCCTCCTTACAGAATTAATAATACGTGTTATTTAGACGTATGTCAAGGAATTTTTTACTATATCGTAAAAAGGGTTATCAGATTAGTAAAATAATATTACTACCTTACAAAATCATTCTTGCGGAGACGGATTCTATACTTCTCTTTAATAAGAGCAACTGTCTCCTCTGTTACATTGTTTTTAAAATTTTCGTGACTTTTGCAGTATTTCTCATAATTATCAATATCCAAAAGTGTCTGGTCGTAAGTGTCCTTGCTATGAAGTCTACCCTCTAACAACTCATCGCCAAAGCTGAGAATCCTTACTCTTGCGGCTATGGCCCTTGTCTCCTCGACAGACTCGGCAACTTTTTCGATTTTTAAACTTAAAACCTCTACTTTGTCAATTAAGGCTTTCTGAGACTCTGAAAACTCCTTTGTCAGTATCTTCCCGATAAAGGTAAGAATTGCTGTCCACGGCTTTTTGTCTTTCGGAGCGAACTTTTCTATCAAAGTGATCGCCCCAAGAAAAAGCCATCCTAGTGACTGAACGATAACTCCAAAATCCACTAAGCTAAAAAATGCGTTAAAATCTATCATTCATCCCCCTGCGCTCCTTTCTCCTCCGCGGCAATCTTCAATATTTCCTCCTCTTGTTCCTTCGTTATCCAACCTTTCTTGACTGCCCTGTCCAACATCCTTTTGTTTAGCTTTCCTTCTTTTGCCAGTCCTAAAAGTGTCTCATACATCCTACTCACCTCCTAACGAATCAAGTACAAGGCTGTTTACGGTCTGCCTAAGCTCCTCATTCTGTTGCTTAAGCTCTGCAATCTGCTCCGCTTGTGATGGAATCCTCTCTGCCTTCTCTTCGCCAACACGGACAAACTGCAGCTCGCCTTTTTCGTCTCGAAGTTCCTTCATTTTGAGATTGAAAAAAGCCCCCTCTTTGAAAATGCACGGCTCTTTTAAATCCCACATCGAGGACTCCATGGCGTATGCTGTAGCCCCATAGATGGCTCTTGCCCCCATATCTGCCTCGGTAGGGCTGTCAAATATGGTGATAGCCATTACCTCATGCTCTGCCGTTGTTGGATTCGGCAGAATCAACGCAAAATCTCTCTTCATTGCTTCTTCTCCTTCCTTTTAGGTAAATTTAAAAAGGAATCCCCGTCATAGAGATTCCTTTCAAGCACGATATTAAGTTCTTTCTAATGTTTCTAAGGTTTCTAAGGTTTCTAAGGTTTCTAAGGTTTCTAGCTTCCGTCATTCATGCTACTGCCCCAAGCTATGTAGATACAGCCGGTGCCACCTTCTCCACCGGAGTAATTATCCATGTATCTATTATTTGCTCCATTACCGCCATTACCAAGCCCATTTGTTCCGGCTGTTCCAACACCGGAAGAACCCTTATTTCCGGCAGTACCTCCGCTACAGTACAGAACACCAT